ATATAACCCGCTTCTGGCGTGGTTACGGATTGGTAACGCAGCGAAGTCCTAACTATGCTCCGGCGGTGCTTCCGGTTGCTTCCGGATTTTCAAGCCGCTTTCCCAAATCGCCTGTCTGCCCAAACCTTTACTCCATTCTTCCGTATTTCACTTTTTATTTGTAATTTTGTAGTATAATAGTTTAACCCTCAAACGCTTACATCCGCATGAAAGACCTCGTCGTACACCTGCCCCTGCCGGGCTACCTGCGCCAGTGGCTCGCCGCCACGCTGGGCGACCCGGTGCGCTTCCCGCCGCGCTCGGCGGAGAACGTGCTGCTCACGCACCTGCTGCGCCGCCGCCCGCCGCTGGCGCCGCCGGAGCCTGCGGGCGCGGACACGGCGGCCATCGTCGTGCCGGACAACGGGCTGCGCCCGCCGGAGACCTACAACTACCTGGGCCGCCGGGGGCGGGCGGAGCTGGCGGCGGCCATCGAGAGGCTCTTCCGGCTCCACCTCTGGAGCGAGTGCGCCGCGCTGATGGGCGCGGAGGGGGAGCTGGGCCGGGGCATCGACCGCTGGTGCGAGGGGCACGGCATCGCGTTAGAGGGCCGCGAGGCCGTGCGGCAGAAGTTCTACCGGATGCGCAAGGCGTACCGGCTCTACGGCATAGTACTCGGAAAAAAGTATGTTAAAAAATCACCATCATGGCGGCAGGAATTGAACAAGGAGTGAGGCGGGTCTACTTCAACGAGGCGCAGCAGGAGGTCATCTTCACGGCGGCGCGGGACACGGTGGCCGTGATGGGGCGCGGCGGGGGCAAGGGGGCCATCCACGCGGCCACGCTGCTGCGGGCGATGCAGGCCATGCCGGGCTGCACGGTGGCCGTGGTGGGGGCGAACGCCAAGCGCGTGCTCGCCAACACGCTGCCCTCCATGCTGCAACACTGGGAGGCGTGGGGCTACCGCCGGGGCACGCACTGGCTCATAGGCCGCCGCCCGCCGGAGCGCCTGCGCTGGCCCTCGCCGCTCATACGCCCGGAGAACTGGGAGAACGTGCTCTCGCTCTACAACGGCTCGGTGGGCGTCATCGTCTCGCAGGACAGGGCGGGGACGTCGAACTCCAAGTCTTTCGACTTCCTCGACATCGACGAGGCGAAGTTCATCGACTTCGAGCAGCTCAAGGACGAGACGTTCCAGGCCAACCGGGGGCAGCAGGCGCAGTTCGGGGAGTGCCCGTGGCACCACGGGATGCTCGTGACGAGCGACATGCCGGTGACGCGGCGCGGGTCGTGGTTCATGCGCTACCGCCAGGAGGCCGACGCGGAGCTGCTGGAGGTGCTCCAGGGGCTCGTGTGGGAGCGGTGGAACACGGGGCGCCGCCTGCGCCGGGAGGACGCGCCGCCCGCCTACCTCGCCCGGCAGCTCGCCGCCATCGACGCGCGCCTGGCGCGGCTGCGCCGCCACGCCCTCTTCTACAAGGAGTACTCGTCCTTCTGCAACTTCGCCCTGCTGGGCGAGGAGTTCTACCGCCGCGCCCGCCGCGACCTGCCCTACATGACCTTCCGCACGTCCATACTCTGCCTGCCCGTGGGCCACCTGCGCGACGGCTTCTACAGCTCCATGCGCCCGCACCACAAGTATTCCGCCACCGACTTCCACTACATCGACTCGCTCGGCTACGACTTCCCGCGCCTCGCCAGCCCGGACTCGCGCATGGACGCCGACTTGCAGCCCTCGCGCCCGCTCTGCATCGCCTTCGACTTCAACGCCAACATCAACTGGCTCGTGGTGAGCCAGCCCGACGAGGGGCTCGGGCGGCTCAACACGCTCAAGAGCTTCTACGTGAAGTACGAGCGCAAGCTGCCGGAACTGTGCGCCGACTTCGCCCGGTACTACGCCCACTTCCCCCTGAAGGAGGTGGTCTTCTACTACGACCACACCGCCCTTGGCAGCAACTACGCCGTGAACCGCAGGGACTTCCGCTGGGTGGTGTGCGACGTGCTGCGCCGCCTGGGCTGGCGCGTGCGCCCCGTCTACATAGGCCGCGCCCTGTCCCACCCGGACAAGCACCTGCTCATCAACCAGGGCTTCGCCGGGCGCAACCGCCTCACTCCCTACTTCAACGAGCAGAACAACGAGGACCTGCTCATCTCCATCCAGACCGCCGGGGTGTGGGACGGGAAGAAGGACAAGCGGGGCGAGAAGCTCGCCGAGACCGAGGAAGACCGCCTGGAGGCCCGCACCGACGGCTCCGACGCTTGGGACACGCTCTACATAGGCTGCGAGAAGAAGCCCCAGCAGCCGGTGCTGCTGCCCGTGACGAGCGACTTCCGGCGGTAGCCGCCTCATTCCCCTATCCCCATTACCATCCCCTATCCCCATTACCATCCCCGTGGATTCCCCCACGGGGATTTTTTTTGCCCGTCCCGCCCGTTACCGCCGCCGCGACCATAGCTTTGTTACGGAAACCGCCCACGCATATTCCGCTTTTGGGGGGCAGGTAATTACCCCGGCGGCGTAGGGCCGTGGGGGGCTGTCCCGAACGAAAACCGCAAGAAATGCGGCCACCGGCGCGCGCAAAAGGCTGGGAATACGTCTTTTAACCGTTCGCCCTGCCGGAAAACCCGTAAAAAAACAAGTTTTTCCACGCTTTTTTCTCGCTCACGAGACCCATTCCCAGCCTTTTGCGCGCGCCGGGAAATCCCCCGGAATGGGCGGGACACCCATTCCGGGACCCGCTGCGGTATCGTCCCTGTCCGTGGAAGCCCGTCCCGCCAGCGGCATGCTTGCCGCCACCGGCTTCCACGGTACCGCGCCCCCTGTCCCCGCCCGTCCCGGCACGGGGACAAGGGGCAGGGAGGCCCGGCAAGCCTGCCGGTACCCATGCTCCTGTCCCTTGCACTGATCCGCAGCTTTCCTTTTGCTGCCCTGCCGCCCGGCATGTCCCGCCTTATGAGACTGCGAAGGTACCTGTTCCGCCGTCCGGCCAAAAGTTCGCGCCTGCGGTTCCGGAAGAAATCTCCACGCCTCCCCCGGAGGGTAGTATTTCCCGGCCATGCGGTTCCGGAAAACTTGTGGCCGTGGCCGTCACACCTTCAAATGCAGTATCAAAAGGCGAAACATACCGCGTAGCGACAGGCGACGCAATGATTAAAAAAAAACTGCAAACAGTGGGACAGAAGCCGGAAAGGCTCACACCCGGAAGCTCAAGGTTCCACAATAAATTCAGGAAGACATGAGAAAAGTGACCATCGACACGGCGATAGCCGCCATCCAAAAAAAGTTCCACGGCCTTGCCTCCATCCTGCACATCGAGGCGGACGGGACGCTCGACATCATCTGCAAGGACATCCGCACCGGCAACTGGTACGAGGTGTTTTCCAACGCGGAGTGGACGAAGTTAAGCATTAGCCGAATCAAATTCCCGGAGCCATGAAGACCAAGAAGACAGACGGGACGAAGCGGGACAGGACAATGAAGCATGACACATCTTTTTATTAACCCTTTTAAAAACAAAACACAATGGAAAAGACAGAAGCAAAGACCATCGGTCAGGTAATCAAGGAACACGCCACGGAAGTGGCAGGCGTGGCAGGCGTGGCAGTCGTGACGGCCAAGGCCGCCGAAGAGAAGAAAGTACAGGCGGCCAGGAAACAGGCCACGAAAAAGACCGGGGAAAAGGAGGGAACCGCCGCCGAAGCCGCCCGCCTGCAAAAGGAGATAGAGGAGAAGACCGCCGCCTTGCAGGCCACCTTGCGGGAGCTGGAGCGGAAACAGAAGCTGAACAAGAACCGCAGCAAGTTCCTGCAGGTGCTCGACCAGCTGGCGGAGTTCGAAGCGAAACTGCGCGATGAAAACGATTTCGAGACCAGCGTCTGCAAGATGGCATTCTCGGAAGGCGGCTACAGCCGCACGGAACTTTTCACCATCTCCTGCACGCCCGTCCTGCTTGACGGCATCGGGTTCCTGCGCGACCGCATCGAGCGCAAGGTTTCCGAAATCGAGGCCGAATTGATAAGGTAAGGGACATATCCCGACGGCATGGCCGTCCCGCCGATTGAGGCGGGGCGGCTTTTTTGCGCGTGCCCGTTCCGCCGCCACGGCAGCGGAACGGGTCCCTGGAATAGGAAACGGAGCCACCCATTCATGGCTCCGGAGTGTCTTTTCACGCACATATATATAAAGGTATGTTTGCACCACCTGACTTTGACACTTTTTTGGGAGGCTCAGTCGGTAGGCGTTGATTATTAGTGAATAAGCGATTTTTAAAGCCTGTTTTTGGGTGACCCGCAGTTAATTTCCGTAAATTTGTGG